GGATCAAGCTGGACGACACCGACCCGGAGATCAAAAACGTATTGATCGAACCGGCGCGGGCGATGGTGGCCAACGCCCAGAACCTCGCCCCGGTCGGGAAGAAACGGACCGCGAAACACCAGCCCGGGGAACTGCGGCGTTCCATCATCGCCTTGACCGGGCCGCCCCGACAACGCGGGGTCATCATGGTATCCCGCAAAAAGATTGCCCCGTACTGCGTCTACGTCGAATTCGGGACTTCGAAGATGATGGCCCGCCCGTTCTTCCGCCCCGCGATTCTGGCGATGGCCTCGACCTACGCCGCCGACATCGCTCCCGGGGTGAAACGGATCGCGGAAAAGAACGCCGCCGCTAACGCATTCCACCCGCCGAAATGATTATTTTCGAGCAGACATTCCGCGATCTGTTGATCCGCACCAACCTTGTCGACCGCCGGGTCTTTCTGATGCGTGGGCCACAGGCCCCCGCCGACCAGATGAAAGCCCCGTACATCGTGTTCTTCCAGGTCGCCCCGGTCGACCCCCTGGGGCTTAAGACGATGACCGGCCCGCTCGACCAGCAGGACCGGCTGTATCAGGTTTCGATTTTTGATTCGTCCCAGTCCCGCGCCATCGCCATCGGCGATTCCGTGCGGATGTATCTGGACACGATGCACGGGGACTTCGAGAACGTCCGCATCGGCCATTCGTTTTACATCACCCAGACCTGGGGCTGGGAACCCGACACCGAATTATTTCAAGTGATTCAGGAATACCGCATCATGTTCCGCTACCTGAATTACGATCCGCCCGTAACACCAACCGCAGCACGAAAAGGAGCAACCACACATGGCAACCGCAATGAGCGATGAAATCGTCGGCGGGATTCCCGCATACGGCACACTGATCCAGGTCCTAAGCGACCCCGGTCCGCCCGAAGTCTACACCACGATTGAAGGTGTCGGCGATATCACCGGCCCCGGGAACAGCATGGACGAAATCGACGTCACGTCCCACTCGACCGGCGTCCCCATTAAACAAGTCATCCCCGGGCTGATTGACCTGGGAGAACTGGCGTTCCCGTGTTTCTGGAACCCCGAAGATCCGACGCAGAAAATGTCGTCCCCGTACGGGATGGAGTATCTGTTCTTCACCCGCAAGGTCACCAAGTTTCAGTTGGTGAACACGAACCCGACCCACCGCACCCGCCAGTTTAAAGGGTTCGTGAAGAGTATCGCGGAGAACGCGAAAGTAACCGGGGTAATGGAGCGGCAGTGCGCGGTCCGCATTACATCCCCCTTCGTCGACGTGGCGTCCCCCGTGTCGTTGACCCCGTCCAGCGTTTCCGCCCCGGCGGCGGGAAGCCCGTCGGGAACCATCGACGTGAAGACCGGCGGCAGTAACGCCCCGTGGAACGCGGTTCCCAGTGCCCCCTGGATCACCATCACCGCCCCGACCGCCCCGCAAATGGGAGACGGCGAAATCACGTATAGCGTTGCGGCTCAACTTCCAGCCGCGCCCGCACGGACCGGGACCATTGACGTTACCGGCCTTGGCCTGACCTTCACCATTGACCAAGCGGTGGGGACCTAACCAATGGGATACGCGAAACCTGAACCAGGGCAACCCGTCGTCCTGACCATCGGGGGCCGGGACATGGAGTTGCGGTTTACGCTCAAGGTCCTGAAGGAACTGGATCGCGAACACCAGATATCCGTCCTGAAAGGGGACGGCCTGGGAAGTATCATGCAGGACCCGGCGCGGCTGGCGGTCGTTTTGTACTACGGGTTAAAGGCCCGCCAGCCCGACGTCACCGAAGACTGGATCGAAGAGAACGTGGACGCGTCCATGCTGCTCGACATGTCGCCCATGTTGGTGCGGGCGATCACCGGGAAATGGTTCGACGTCGACGAGTATCTAAAGAACCGACTCCCAAACGCGGAACGGCCAACGGCGGCGGCACCAGAAGCTGGCTCGACCTCTGGGCCGTTGGCCGCTACGACCTCCGGTGCACTGATGTAGAATTCTGGTCCCTGACGCTGGAGGAATATAACGCCCTGGTGGAGCGGGACCTGGAATTCCACGACAACCTGGAATACTACGCCTCGCTGTCGCCGTGGGCGGTCTTCAACGTGAACCGCTCTAAAGGGGTCGCGTTCATGGACCCGACCGACTTCATGATGCGGCGGCGGTCCCGGCTGCGGCTGGTCGGGGTTCCGTCCCCGGAATCCCCGCCACAAGGCCGACCGGCGATCCTGCTGGCACCTGTTCCCACCACGGGCGTACGTCCTGCGTTGAAGGGCGAACGTCCCGCATCCCGTTTCGCGCCGGGGCAGAACGATGGAGTAATCGAACGTTTCGACGCCTATGTAATGGCCCGTTCGTCGGGCAAGGTACAACATGGCCGCTGATGCCGGTGAACTAAAAGCTAGAGCGACTTTGGATAACGCGGAGTTTCTGTCCGCGTTAAAAGAGATGGCGAACAAGACCGGGGAACAGTCCCAGGCGGTCGCCAAACAGATCGAATCAATGGCCGACGCGTTCGGAAAGGTGGGGAACGCCCTGGCCATGTTCGGGGCTTTGGGGGTGCTGGGGAAGTTCTTCGACGAAGCCATCGCCACCGCGAACGCGACCGATAAACTGGCCGCCGGGTTTAACGCGGTCAACGGTCCTTCGAAGGAAACCGCCGCAATTTTCCAGGAGATATCCGGCCTGGAGATGAAATCGCAATTCGACTTCGAAGACACGTTGGGTCCCGCCGCGAAAAACATGATGATGCTGGGGGTCAGCGCGGAACAGACCGCCGCAACCATGACCGCCGTAGTGGACGCCGCCGCCGGAATGAAGGAAGGGCCGGAATGGATCAAGGCCGTCACCGACTCGATCGCGGCCATGTCGTCCCACTTGATCGCGACCCAGCGGGACATGAAGGGTCTTCAGGCCGAAGGGATCGACGCCTGGGGAGCGTTGGCCCGCGAGATCGGAACCAGTGTTCCCGACGCGATGGAACAGGTGAAAAAGGGAATGATCAATTCCCAGACCGTCACCGCCGCCGTGACGAAGGAAATGGCCGCCAACTTTCAGGGTGCGGGGGAACGGTCCCTGGATTCCTGGAAGGGGGCGATGCACATTCTGGATGAGACGACCGAAGACGCGATGGTCGGGATCGGCCATACCGTGAAGTCCATCCTCAACGACATGAAGCCGACGATTGAGGCGGCGGCGGCGGCAGTCAAAGCGTTCGCGGATTTCTGGGCCGGGTTGCCGGGACCGATCCAGGAAGCCCTGGTTATCGTGCCGGCCGTTTTAGCGGCTGTGGTCGGGGTGGCCGCCGCGTTCAGCGCCTTAGAGGTGGCGTTCGCGGCGTTGTCGTTTAACCCGGTCGTCCTGGGGATCGCGGCGGTGGTCGCGGCGTTGGCCCTGATCGGGAAGTGGGCGTACGACAATTGGCCCGCGATCAAGGCGGTATTCCAGGAAGGGGTCAGCTATCTATCGGAAATCTTTTCGCCGCTGATTACGATCTGGAAAGCCGAATGGGACGCGATTTCGTCGGCCCTGGGGACGGTCTGGGGCTGGGTCACCGACACTATCGGCGGACTGAAGGGGACGGTAACCGAATTCCTGGGATGGCTGGGGGGACTGTTCGCCAAGCTCCCGGGGTCCGGGGAAATCCAGAAGCTGGGCCAGATATGGCAGGACGAAGAAGCGAAGATGACTTCCGCGAAAGCGGCCATCGACGCCAAGAAAGAAAGCGACGCGGCGGCGGCGGCACAATCGGCCCAGACGAAAAGGGCGGCGGAACAACAGAACGCGGCGGAAGTCGCGGCGGCGAACGCGGCCAAGGAAGCGGCGGCGGTCCGGGCCAAAGCGGCGGCGGAAGCGGAAAAGGCCGCGAAGGAACGGGAGTCCTACAATAAAAAGCTCGAGGATTCAGCCGAGAAGCTGAAGGACTCCGAAGACAAACTGGCCGACACCGTCGCGAAAAGTTATAAGCGGTTGCGGGACGAATCTCACCAGACCGTCGAGGTGGTCATCAGCGATTTCGAGCGGTGGGGGGAAGCCAGTCCCGCGACCGTGTTCGGAAAGGCCCAGGCCGCGTTAAAAGAACTGGGGATCACCAGTACAGCGGTCTACACCAAGGCCATTAAGGACGCCCAGGATCACGCGACGGTGGTCAAGGCGGCGTTTGATAAGGGGTCGGCTAGCGCGGCGGATTACGACGCGGCCCTGGCGGCGGTCGACCAGAAACAGCGGGACCTGAAAAACTACGTCGAAAAGGATCTGACGGACGCATTCCGCACCCTTGGCGTCACGTCCAGCGCATCCCTGGAACAGACCGCGACGGACGCCCTGGACGCGTACAACAAGATCCAGGGATCGGGGAACGCGACCACGGCGGACCTGACGGAAGCCTGGGGCAAGGTCAAGGCCGCGCAACAGGCGGTGGTAGACCACACCAACAAAGACATGACCGACGCGTTTCATTCCTTCGGGCTGAAAACGGCGGCGGAAATGGCGACGATGGCGACGGAGACGGACGCGTCCTATAACAAGATCGTCACCGAAGCGGGAATCGACTCTGTCGCCGCGCAAACCGCGTGGGTGACGAAGACCCAGGAAGCGTACGCGAATATTCTGGCCCAGGGCGGGACCCTGACGGAGGGGCAGAAGTCCGAACTGGACCGCGCCAAACAACACCTGGACGACCACCTGACCCAGGTTAAAAGCGCGTGGCAAACCACGTACGACGGGGTCAAGTCTGCGGTCGGCGGGGCGGTCGACTCCATGATTGAAAAGCTGGTGACCGGGAAGGGGTCGTTTAAAGAGATCCTGGACGGGATGTGGCAGGACATCGCGACGGCGGCCCTTCACGCGTTCCTGGACCCCGTGAAGAAAGCGATCAGCGAATTTATCGCCAACGAGGTTGCGGACCTTATCGGCGGGAAGGGTCTGGGGGGAATCGTCGACGGGTTCAAAAGCATCGGTCAAGCGGCCAGCGGGATCTTCGGCAAAGGGGGCAGTGCGGCGTCGGGTGCGGCGGGTGCGGCTGGCGCAATCCCCGGGGCCGGGGGCGCGGCCAGTTCGGCGGGAAGCGCGGCGACCGGGCTGGCGGGGATGGCCCCGATCTTCGGGATGGTGACGGGCGCGATATCCGCGATCACCGGAGTTATCGGGGTCTTCCAATCCATGCACCAGGAAACCTCGTTGAACGCGATTGAACACAATACCCGTTACAGCATGATGTACCTGGGGGAACGCGGCGACGGCGGCATCCTGGGGGTTCTGTTTAAGATCGACGAGGAACTGGCCTGGGGCGCGGCCACCAAGGCGATGGAATCCTTACACGATATGTTCATGGATTGGCGGACCCCGGCGCTGGAATCCATGCAGAATATCCAGGTCATCCTGGAAAGCTGGGGGCCGTACATCGCGGACACGAAAGACGCGGTGTTCGACATTCGCCAGATCGCGTCCGACCTGGGGCGGACCGTCGCGACCGGGTTCGAACGGATGACCATCACCATTAACGCGGGGAACCTGACCACGGCGGACGCGGCCCGCCAACTGGGGGACCAGATCGCGAAGAACCTGTCGACGCAGATGGTGGCGGTCCGGTGAATATCTTAATCAAGATGAATGGCGAGGACGTGACGGAGTCCTGCCTGTTGTCAGGGACCCGGATCGCGTACGACACGGCGCGGCGGATTACGACCGCGTCCCTTACCGTCATGGGTCAGGCACTTCAGGCGGCGGCGGGGGCGAAGTACGACGCGGCCCGGTATGACGCGGACCGTTACTCTGTCGTCCTTAGCGACATGTTCCAGGTTCAGATCCTGGACGGACGGGACGGGACGACGAAGCTGTTCGACGGCCAGATTTATTCCATGACGATGGTCCAAAGCGACGCCGAAGACTTCCCGCTTTTCTACCAGTGTGAACTGAACGACTGGGCCGCGTGGCTCGACCGTTCGGTCTGTTGGAACCCGGCGGTCGCGGTCACCATGCCGAACAGCGACCAGGGGATCATCACCGCGTTACTGACCGCGTTCTGCCCGAAGATCCACTTGGTGACCATCGCGGAAATCGTCCCCGTGATCCAGAAATTCGACTGGCTGACGAAGACCTGCCGTCAGGTCCTGGACGAACTGGCCGCGTTGTCAATGGGGACGTGGCGGGTGGACTTCGACGGTGGTCTGTACTATGAACTGGCGTCGTCCGCACCGATTGCGCCGTTCGGGCTGTCGACGTCGCCCGACTATGTGAACACATTCCCCGTGAAGGTCGAAGGATACAAGCATGACTTCACGAACCCGGTAAACCATTCTTACGTCCGGGGGACCCAGGACCCGACGACCGGCGTTACCATCGCCGCCGAATACTCCGACCCGGTGTCGATTCAAACGTACGGCGAATACGCGACCGGCGTCGTCGACGAACAGATCGTCACCGGCTGGGACGCCGCGTTGCGGGCGAAGAGTATGGTTCTCAGTAACGCGTATCCGACCGAATCGGGGACCTTCGCGATCTGGGGACTGGACGGTCTGGCGTGCGGAATGCAGGTCCGCATAAAGGAAGAGAACATCGGGATCGACGGCAGTTACGCGATCCGCGCCCTGACGATGCAGTGGGTCACGCCCGACACCGTCGCCTATACCGCCCAGTTCGGCTCCGTTCAGCCGGATCTGGAAACGGTCCTGCGGTTACTGGACCAGCGGACGCGGTGGAAAACCAGCAACGTCCCTGTCACCGTGTCGACCCCGGGTCCGCCGCCGCCGGGAAGCGTCACCGACGCGACTATCGCCCCGCCGGGATTAAGCGCCAGTTCCATTCAAAGCGTCAACGCGACCACCATCATCGGCCAGATTCAAGCGGGCCAGATCGCCAGCGTCAACGCGGGTTCCATCGTCGGGGTTCTGTCGGCGTCTCAGATCGGGGCGGTCAATGCCAGTACGATTCAGGGGACCATCACAGCGGGCCAAATCGGCAGCGTCAACGCGACCACCATCAACGGGGTCATCGTGTCGTCCCAGCTAGCGGACCAGATCATCGACAACCTGTCGAAGTACGCGACCGCGTTAACCCCGGTGAAGATCATTCGGACCAGTGATCCCTGGCCGCCGTCACCGCCGCTTCCGAACAAAAATTACCCGCCGAACAGTTACTTCTACTTCGAACAGAACGGCCACTTCTACCGCATCACAGCAGACGGCGGGTCCTGGACGGACGCCGGGACGAACCCCGATAGCCTGACGGGGCTTCTGAGTTTCTACACCATCGGGCGGCTGTCGGCCCAGAACATCACCGGCTTAATTCTGGCCGCGCAAATTCAGTCGATCACGGCGGGCCAGATCACTGGGTCGATCCAGGCGGGCCAGATCGGGGGCGTGAACGCGTCGACCATCGTCGGCCAGATCACCGCCGCACAGATTCTGAGCGTCAACGCGAACGCAATCCAGGGGACGATCACCGCCGATAAAATCACGTCCATCGCCGCCAACCAGATCACCGGGAGCTTGACCGCCAGCCAGATCGGCAGTATCAACGCGGCGACCATCACCATCGGTCTGGTCGGGGACAACCAGATCAGCGGGCTGAACGGCGGGAAGATTACGGCGGGGTCGATCACCAGTGCTCAACTGAATTCCTACGCGGTCGATATCGGGGACCCGACCGGGGTTTCCGCGATGCCCGCACGAATCCGGGTATGGTGGGGCGGGGCGGTCATCGGCCAGATTGGTTACCTGAACGAGGTTGGCGCGGGGGCGTACGGCGGCTGGTTCAAGGTCTTCGGGGCGGGCGGCACTTCGTGGTCGAACGCGAAACTGTACACCGACACCAGCGGGAACGTCTGGGTCCGCGATGTGGACTTCAATATCAGCGGCCAAATCTATACCAGCCCGACGACCCTGGACGCCACGTATTCCACGTTGGCCTGGGTCAATAAATCGGGGACCGATCAGGCGTCCTTCGTGTCCCGGGGAATGGTCCTGTACTACAACAACAGCAAAGTCGGCTCCATCGTCCGTTCCCCCAGCGGCGGCTGGATGGATATCGAGTTTAACGCGGGGGCGGCGTACATTCTGTTGTCGGGGAACACCGGGGTCCGCTCCGACCAGGGCTATTCGGTCGGCGGGACAAAGGTTATCAACTCGTCGGGCCAGTTTACCGGGACCGTCACGGGGACGGTAACGGGGACCGTCAATACCAGCGGGACCGTGAACGCAAGCGGCGGGTATACCGGGGGAACCTTCAGCGGGTCGTCCGTCAACGTATCCGGTAGCTGTAACGCCAGCGGCGGCTACACCGGGGGGACGTTCAGCGGTTCAGCGGTCAACGTAAACGGGACCGTTAACGCGGCGGGCGGCCACACGGGCGGCTCCTTCACCGGGGCCGGGGTCAGTTGCCCCAGTTACGGAATCTCGTGCGGGTCCCTGACCACCAACGGGGGAAACCTAAACTGCGGTCCGTTCGCCGCCAGTGGGGCGGGGTCCGTCGGCGGGAGTTTCACGGCGGGCAGTTTCATTCTGAGCGGGTTCGGGACCGCTGTAACCGAAACCGTCGGCCCTATCGCCTTGAGCGGCGGCGGGGTCGTCTATCTGTACTTTAAATCCGGCCTGTATTACGGCCACACGAACTAAGGAGACGAACAATGGACGAACCGGAAATTAAGAACGCGGCACACGCCGACGTCGAGAACTACCCGCTGGACGAAGCCCTGATCGGGTTACTGGCGGATATCAACCAGCAGATTCTGCCCCTCCAGGCTCAACGCCAGGGGGCACTGGTCCTGTTTATCCGCCAGCAGAAACTGACGGGGAACTGGCAGGTTGCGGAGAATGGCCGGGAACTGGTGAAGGTCACCGCCCCCGCTCAAGTCCCCACC